TTGGGCATGTTCAAGACCGAGTGCCAAACCCCCTTCCCATCCAAGATTCTTGCCGGGTTGCAAGACCGTAGTGTTAGGCCACTTCTTGAGATGCTCCATGTCCTGTATCCCGTTATTGACCACAATCAGCTCGCAAAGGCCGTCTAGAACGCCCGTGTCTGCGATAGACTGCACACAAGGATTAAAATACTCCGGCAAATTAAACGTGGGAATAATGATGCTCGCTACAGGTTTCATTCGCCTAAGACCAAAACTGGCTCCTTCGCCTCGTTGCCGTTGCCGTTATACTTTTTGTATTCTCCGGTCCGACGGTCCACTTCCATGCCATACTTCTTCCACTGATCCTGAACGTATTCTTCTGTTACGATGACCGGATGACTTACATGCCCTAACTTTACACGCGTATCCATCCACGTTTTAAACCCATATTTTCCAGCTTCGTAACAAAAGTGAATATCTTCACCCGTTTTATAGGGATTCATAAACCACGGAGAAGGAACTTTCTTGAACACATCACAGTTGATCAATACGGACCCGAAACCCACTGCATCACACTGGACTAATTTGTCTTTGGGATAATTCATAATCGGGAAATTTGTAAATTTGTCACAATTGCTAACGGCATCCCAACCGTCCACGCAACGGTACATCACCGGTTTATGCGGGAAATTCCGCGTAAACGCCAAAGGAGCCACAATGTCTTTATGATTGGCATAGAGTTTTTCAAAAAGATCGTCCGGGCAGGTCATATCGTCGTCAATCATCAAAAGATAATCGGCATTGGCCGCAACCGCTTTCTTCGCCATCTCTTCCCGCGCAACATGCACATGCATCCGACCAATTACAATCTGCAAGAACTCGAAACGCGGGGTTTGTTTCAAAAGTTTTCCGCGTTCTTCCAAATGTCCAAGATGCTTCATGTTCGCTAACCGATTGCAATAGGCTTCACACCCGGTCATTCCCTCATGGGGAAACCCAACCAAAACAGTTATTACATTCGGATCTTTTTCTTGGGCCAACGTTTCCGGCGCGACATATTCACTCATCGGATAAACCGTAACTGCACTTTCAAAAGTTCCCACAACGAATAGTGATGCGGGCTCACCATGAAATGGCCCCCATGCAGAGGACGGAGGTGCTGAGGCATCGTGGATGTCACAACACCCCCGTCCGTTCTACATCGGGAAACTTCCACAAGATCAAAGCGAAACGGATTCCGAAAAGTAGGCGACCATCGAAGCAGAAAACTCGTTGGCCGTTTACCCAGTCCTTTAAGAATCGCATTTACGATCTCTGATCGAGTCGCCACTAAATGGCTCTTACAATTCCGCTGACGAAGCTCTGATTCAGGTTGGACAAATCCACCGGAACCGTAGTCGCCGCGTAAACGAACTTGTATAGCAACGTCGAGATCGCCTCATTCAACACCGACGAGAAGAACTGGCCCGCAATAGCGCTGGGCTTCAAAACATCTCCTGCGGTGATGGTGAGCGACGTTCCGACGTTCGAGATTTGTACCGAATTCACAAATCCCCACGCGGTACACAATCCGAATCCATTGATGGCCACATCCTGCGTAGCAACTCCAATGAACCCGTGTTGCTGGGCCGCTGTGAGTCGCACCGAAGAAATACCATCAATAGAAGCTCCTGTACCACGAACCAATGCCACTCCTAACCCCGTGGTGATTGAACCCCCTCCATCGACGTTTTTAAACATCAACTGGATTTTTTCGGGATCAGTTCTATTCAATTGCTGAATTAACATGTCGAATCTCCTTTTATGCTAGTACGCTGTTGCTTGGGAAGTCATTAACTCCCTCCAGCCCTTCGCGGCCACTAGGCATGTATCACTAAGAACCTTCCATTAACAACAACATTGCGATTAGCCACTGTAATGGTAGAAACGCTCCCACTCAGGGAAACCTGGTAAGGAGATGTTTGCACAGGACCATTTGCGGAATCCTGTGAATCAAACACCGCGTGATAAATGCGACCCCCCTCCACCTTGAACGTAGCATCTGTATTGCCTGCCACCGTTTCAGCCCAATCGCCTGCTGTCACCTTTAAGTCGCCCCATGCAGACTTACGAATATTACTTGTCGTAAAGGCCATCAGAACCTCCCCTAAGCCGTCAGTCCAGTGAGTTTGCCGAGTTTGCGTCGGTTCCCAGAGGTAAAACAAGCCGCCAAGAGGATCTTGGCTGTTCGTGCATCCTGGTTCGTCGGAGTTACAAACGGCGTTACCAGCATGTCCGTGTCAGAATTCACAATGAATTCGATGCCCTTGGAATGTAGAAGATAAATGACTCCCGAAGTCCCTTGCGGGCTCCATGTCCATGGGGTCGTCTTAAACTTCAGATTCTGGATACCGATATCGACCAATTTGTTGTCTGTGAAACGTTCCTGAGAAACCAACGAAGACTCGTAAAACTGAAACGAGTTCTGGTCACTTACCAGCATTTCCGGCCCCCCGATGGGATTCTGAACAGAGACGGTGTTCCACGTCGCTGTTAAGTCACTGCGACCTTGCGCGGCAAAAGAACCGCTGGCCGTGATCTGACTCTGCCACCAGGTATTGGTTGTTCCGTTAATGCCTCCCACCGTTCCTGACCCCAAGACAATCACGGGCAAGGATTGGATGTCCTTGGCTCCGGGAGTCGCCTGGAAGATGTGCTGTTCGAGGAGCAAAGCCAAACTCTCCTCCGCTTGCATCTTCTTCGCTTCCAGAATGTCTTCCAATTTTGAGTCTCCGGCATTGGCAACGCGCTCGGTGAATCCGTCAATGGTCACTGTCGCCGCATATTGCGCCCAGAGCCATTGATCGCGCGTCAATCCATCTTGCGGGGTCGTATCCAAAACATCGTAACGTTGATACGACAACGCCGTGGTGTTTTTGGCGTACATCTCCGCGTGCGATAATGCCACGCCACCCTTTTTACGCATCTTTCCGCCGCCCTTGCCTTCGTACAACCATTTAAAGACAGGATTCGACTTGAAGACGTTGTCTCGAATACCGGGAATCATGTTAACAAGCGATGTCGTCAATAACTCATCTACATTTCCCGGACCATAACTTTGTGTCACTGGTGCAGCCATTTAGGGCCTCCTAGTCATACACTTGAGGAATTTTAATCCGCCTTTTTGCCAAGTCCATAGCATCATGAACGCTCAACTTCTTCGGATCAGGGCCAGTATAGACCCCTTTAGCAGCTTGTGTCGGCATTTCAGTGGATTGAGCCGCTTTGGTCTGAATACGCGCTAAGGCATCCGTTTTCCCCTTGTCGTAATACTTTTGGGTCACAGTCTTCGCCCAGCTATACGCTTCATTCAAACGGGACATATAAGCTTGCTCCGTTTGGTTATCGGGTTGATTAATCGTCAAAAAACCCGTAATGAGCTGATCTTCATCCAATGCATAGAAGTCCGGTCGGACCGGTTCTCCTGTAGTTTTATCCACCTGCGTCGCAAATGATTCCACGACATCCCCGGCATCTTTCACCGATAACTGCTGTTCGAGATGTTCGATCTTTTTCTGCGATTTTTCACTCCGATCCTGCACAACCCGCTCAAGAAGCGAGAGAAAATCATCTTTGGATTGGAACCCTTTAGCGAATTCTTCGTCCGTGATCTTTTCTCCCAACTTCTTCTCAACTTCTTGTTTTTGATCCTTGAAGTCCGCTTTCTGCGTACGCGTCAAACCTTGCCAGTAATCCACAAACCGCTGGTCCCGGCTGATTTGATCGTACGCTTCGGCTTTTTTACGAACATCTGCAATGCTCTGCGTTTTACGCGTGTAATCCGCTAGCATGGACTTGTACTTCGTTTGCAACTCAGGAGGCAAAGTTTGTGGGTCTACATCGGTAAAACTGTCCGTAACGGGTGCGCTTTGCGCTCCTGATGCCGCTTGCCCGTTGGAATTTGAGGTTCCAACATCTGGCGTCACCGATTGCCCAGTTCCGGGTTCAGCGACTGCCGTTGTCGAATTGCCTCCTGTGGGTTCTTCCATACTATGATCTCCTTTTCAAATCGTTAATGCGACCGATCCACGCCCGCCGGACGCGATGCCACATCGGGATACTGTTTCTTGTCCATCGCTTGCGAATCCGGTTTCGGGAACCCGTTTACTTTCATCTTCATGTTTCCGTTAGGGTCTACCGAATGGACCGCTCCATGAACTGTGACCGTAATCTTGTCTCCCGTCTTTGAATTTCCTAGATTGGGCACGTTACTTTTGTGAAACGAAAGCATTCCCATCGTTCCTTCCTGCGTACTGGCAACAACGTGTTGCGTGCGCGCTGGAAAAAGCCCGGAACTGGGCGCACCAATCGCCTTCTTGAATTTCAATGCCGCTGTGAGCGGATTTCCATAATCTTTCATGTGGCCCCTCCTCCGGGACTAACCGCTAGGGTGAATGACTTTCCTGCGTCTGGACATTCTGCGTTGACGGTTGATCTGATGAAGAATCCTTTTTACTGAATTCCTGAAGATACGGACGACTGAACTGCTTGAATCGTACATCGTGATCGTCCGCTGAACTGCATACCACGTCAAAACAAAGCGTGTAGCGTTGCCCTTCCGTGGCAGGCATATTCAATTCCCCAACCGAAAAATGAAACTCGGCAGCTTCTACCGGAACAGAAAGATGGGTCGATTTCCTCGTGTGTAAATCCGATCCGTAATCTTCTACGGGACTGGGACGACCGCGAGATAAGGCTTCGACTAAAGGATTCATTTTTTGGGCCCTCGTGTACTGGAAAATTCCTGAATTTTCTTAGACGACAACGTTTCGGCAATCCGTTTCACCGCCGAGTTTTTAACGGCCACTTTATTGCCGCGCTGAACGGCCAAGGCCATCCCGAAAAGTTTTTGTTGACTATTGCTTACGCTTGGCATTGGCTAAATACCTCCGATAGTTCTCGCGAATCATGGGACGATCCTTCTCAAACTGCGCTTTACGCCATGCGCGGGTGCCGTCTACCCAAGCGGTCGTACTCATTGACCGGTCACCTGCTTCACTGACATCCATTTCTTTCATCACGGACGCTTTCTGGGATTTGCTCGTAAAATCAACACCTAAAGCCTCCGAATGGTAGGGGTGCTTGAAATAAACGTCAGGAACAGACGCCATAGAAGAAAAGCCACCGCACCGATCACAAGATTCTGTATCCACTGTGAATCGTTTGGCGTAGGGCGTTTCATAACCGCAACCTCGGCACGGCGTCATTTTTGCAGTGAAACGTCGGGATGAATGTCCCCAGACACTTTCCCCATGGCGTTGGCTGTTTTGATAATCGTATCGGCATCAATCTGTTTCGCCTGCGCTTTGCGTTTAGCCGTCTCTGATTCCGTTTTAGCTATCTGGCTTTCCTGCGTGATGGCGTCCCCTTGCGTCTTCTGAGACAATTGCGCCTGTTGCTGGTCAAAGGCCACTTCCAGGCCCTTGATGTCGTAATCCCTGAGCCGCTCTTTAATCACTTCCGCCAGGAACGGAGGAATCGATGGGACCGACGCCAACTGCGCGCCCGTTTGCATCACCGAATCCAAAATCTTGTCACGGGTTCCAATGTCCAGTGGTAACGTCGAACCAATTTTGATCCCTACATCAAATTCGCCTTTGACGTCCTCCATTGTAAAACGAATTGTCTTGGACGACGGATCGTAAATACCTTGTTGCTTAAAAGCATTGATGATCTCCGGCGGTTCTTTACCGGTAATCCGGGCGATGTAGGGAACATCAAAGTTGTTCTTCATCTGAATCACCAAATGCCGCGCAATGTTTTCGCAATGACGTTCAATGCGGTCCTGTTTACGGCCTGCACGCGTTTGGCCACCGCGTTCAATCATCTGCAATTCGCCTTCCGTGCGCGTGGACCCGCGTGTCGTGCCCCCCTGTTCAATCTCAGCTTGTCCACGCGTGGTACGAATAATCGCGTCAATGCGATCCAGGATCATGTAAAAATCCGGCGGCATTGATCCCCAGTCCAACATTTTAAAAGCCGATTGAATGTCCACGTTCCCGGAAATCGCGGCCTGTAAAACGGAGCCTTCCATCCCCTTTTCGAACTTGTCTACTTCCTGGGGCGACATGATGTTTTTCTTCATTAAAAGTTGGCGATTCCAGCGTTTAGCAAAGTTCAGCATCATCGTAAAAATCTTGATCTTCTCTTTAACTTGCGGTTCCCAAGGCGATACATCCGACTGCGGAAATGGTTCATCGGGAATCTCATGAAAAGCCAAAAACTGATAGGGAAACTCTTCTAAATAAGAGGGCCACGGTTTGGGGTCTTCTAAATAGTGGTCCATTAAACCGTCCGCAATCAAAAAAATCTTGCGTTCACGCGCATCCCAGATTTCGCGTAAAACCGTGTAATTGAAGTCTTCTTTGTACAGCACATTTTTCAAATACTTTACGTCAATCGACGGGTAACTGGAACCCGTGATTTTAGAAGCCGCGCGTCCGTAATCTTTCTTAACATCTTCGGTGGGCCGGTAAATGGTTTGAGCCACCCAAAAACAATCTTTCGGAGGGTTCTTCGCACCTACGTTAAAAAGCATGTCGCGCCAAGAAACACGATTCGCGTAAATACTGTCTTCTACGATCTTCAACTGGTCACCTGACCCGGACGTCTTTACATTGATCCCGACCTTGTTCCAGGCGTGCCCGACAAAAAGAGCATCGGTGATCTGCAACTCCAAATCTTCTTTCAACTTCAATTCTTTCCAGAGATGGTTCACCCCCGCTTCTAGAATGTAAGCCGATTCAATCGTCGCGTTCTTCTTAGCGTTAACAGTCACATAGGGATTGGAATAATAAAGATTGGATAGCGTCGTGTCTTTGTAAGCGAACATCTCCCCAATCGGCGGGACTTGAATGTTCCCCAGAACAACGTCGTACTTGTTTTTGAGTTCGTCTAAGTAACGTTCCCAGTTGTTCTCCTCCGCCACTTGATCACGACGCCTTTGTGACACCGAAATCCGGTCGTGCCAGCGAGCGACCTGCTGTGCTTCTTTTAAATCGGAAAATTTGGGGTCGCTCGCCATTAGGGGTTTACCCGGTCCCAGAAACTTTTTGTTTCAGGACGACGGTCACTTTCTAAGCGTTCGTGAAAGAAATCCTGAAATCCTTGATTGGCCCGGCGCGCCGCGCTCGCCGCTTCTTCCCAGCAACCCGCTGGAAACCCCTCCGATAACACACCGTCCCCCGGCAAAAGCAGTTCCAGTTGACTGGCCGCCGCGTCCAGTTCGTCATCGTGCCGACCCTTCGGAAAGGAAAGCGCCTCTTCTTCAAAGGATTTCATCCAGGGCGCTAAAAAGTATTTGCCGTCCCGAAAGAAAGGTTCCAAGGACTTGATCCGGTATTCCTTCTTTTCGGTGGTGTTGCGTTTAAGTTCCGTAATCGGGAAATACACTTTTCGCATACGCATCGCTTCTTCCAAGTAAGACTTTAACGCCAGCTGGTACGCCACCGTTTCTAAACCCACCGCACTGGGATGCCATTTCGAGACCATGGCAAAAATCTGGTCAATCTGTTCAGATACTTTCCAGCGGCCCTTGGCATAATCCAGACGATAGATGTTGTGGTTCTCGTCCATCCCAGAGACATCAATCACAAAGTAATCGGCGTTCTGCTTTTCGGAAATGGCCGGGTCAATCGTCATGGACACATGCAACCTCGGCGGGCGCGTTGACCAATACTTGAAGTAACTGCTCTTGAAAATCTGGTTCTCGGAATCGATGGGATTGTTCATGTACTGCGAAGCGAATTCTTCAGACGGACGGCGCTTTAAGTAATTGATGAAGTCCATGCACGTCGCTTCAGCGGGTTGCCAGGTCTTTGTCAGAGCGTCAATCCGCTTGGCAAATTTCTTCGGGAAAATGATCTGACCGTCTTCCACAATCCGACGCACCGTGACATCGTAATACTCCGCTTCGTTGTCCAGAATGTACTGGTAGACGTCATCCAAATGCCAGCGCGTGCCAATCACAATCAACTGGCCCCCCGGTTCGAGTAAGTCGATCATGCTCCGGTAATAGCGTTTCACCTTCTCGCGGGCCTCCGGCGTTTGATAGTTCTTCTCGCCCTGCAAATCGTCACAGAAAATAACGTCATAGTGGCTGCTGGTTAGTTCCGCTTCCACGCCCGATGTTCCGATAGACGGAGCGGCCAACGCTTTCCGTCGATGAGATAAAACAATGTCGTCTTCTCGCCATCGTTCAGAAACAAAATTGCCAAAGAGTTTCGGCAAGTCTGACTTGTCAGTGAGAAACTGTTTAATCTCATAAAGCATCTCCCTCGCTTTGTCCCAGACTTGATTGCAAATCAAAATGCGTAAATCGGGATTTCTTAAAAGTAACTGGATCGTGTAGGCTTTAGTGACTAAAGACGTTTTCAGGTGGCCCCGAGGAACCAACACAAGTTTACGGCGGGACGGACGATTCAAAAACCGTTCCAGGTCGTCATGCACATGGTCCCACTCTTTGTAACCCAACACTTGCGTGCAAAGAAAATGCAGTGAGGTCTTGCAGGCGTCCCGGATATGTTCCAAGTCAATCGACAATTTCAAGAATCCCTTCTCCGTGCGTTTTCCAGTAAGCGTCACGTTGGTCCCTAGACCACTTCAAAGTGTCATGTTCACGCGTCCAGGCCGCACGGATAGCGGCCATGATTTCCTTGCGGTCCTTCTGAAAAATGTCTTGCGTGCAGTCCACACACACCGCAATTGGCATCTTTGAACCGTTGGAAAGGTTCACCAAAACTTCCGTGTACAATTCGTTGGGTTTGCGCGTCGTACAGGTCGGGCAAGTCGTCGCAATCGCGGTGTCACAACATAAACAAATACCGAATTCGCATTTCATGGAACACGGACCTCCGCGTCAATGGCTTGCTGACGCTGAAACGCCGCTTCTACCGCTTCCTTCGAGAAATTGAAGTTCACCGTCTGACTTTGTGGGTTACGACCGTCCCCTTCCCTCGGTTTGGGACAAATACGCGCCCCAAATTCCTGGAAGACCACCGTCTGCGCTTTGCTTAACGCCTTCTTCCCCTCCAACACGTCGTCTCCCATCTTCCACCACCGCGCCGATTCCTGCCATTCTGTCTTGATGTGATGCATCAAGGCCCGGTCTTCAAGCCATTTCACCGTGTCCGGTCGCTTCAAAAAATGGTCGGCAGTTTCCGCGCTCATGTCGGCTTTCTGCGCCGCTTCTTTAAGACTGACACCTAACCGATAACTGTTCAGGAATTGGTATTGCTTGCGAGTGAATTTGATGATGTGGTGAGGGTCAAAGGCGAGAACGTCAAAAACAGCGTTACCTACCATCAACGGCGCGGTGGCGTCTGTACGGCCTGCGTCCATCAGCTCTTTGTTGTCCAAAACAGACACGGGAAAAACCGCTAAGTCTTCCACCGCGTCCGACTCTCCGCGCGAGCAGACAGTAAAAAGCGCGAGGTCAGCAAAATTGTTTTTGCCTGGCTCGCGCATGACTTAAATAACACAACCCGCTTACGTTGTCAAGCCTATCGCTCGGTAAAACGTATCTTCGGTTTGGCTTGGGCACCAAACAACGCGTCTAATGAACTTTCTACGTTCTTGACATGCCTAAAAAACTTCCATTGACGACGTGTGAGATGAATCAATACCAACGGTTTCCGGCACCGCTCATCCCAATACCACGTCTTCGATTTCATTCAGGGTCTTTCGTCGCCACGTCTAAAAGTGTCTGCGTGACTTCCGTCAACGCGTCTATCCGCGCCAGTAACGTCTTCGAAAAAAAGGCGAATTCATCGTAAATCACTTTCTCTTTGTCACTCAATGTATCGTAAACGTCTTTCGTCATCGCCCCGTGACCTGAACTTGTTCAATCATACATTTGCAGTCGTCGACACTGTAGGCCCAGTAGTTAATGACGTGGTCTTCAAGCCAGTCCACGGCTGCCCTGTGCCGGTCCATGATAATACCCCATTCTTCCGTGGTAAAGTCACTCATACGTCACCACCTGCGCCTGCGCCGCCTGTAACGTCATCGCACCGGCACACACGCGCTTGTGAAGTAGGTTTTCCATCTGGTCCTTCGCCCGCGCTCGGTCCCATTTCTCCGGAGTCAGATTGTTCGGGTCCGTCGGATTCCCACAAAGTTCCAATGGAATGATGTGGTCTTCTTCGTATTCACCGGGATTCCCGGGTAAACCACGCACTTTCATCTGGCGACGTTTTAACGCGTTGGTGTAACTCGCCGACGGACGTACCGTCTGCGTGTAGCCGGGAACGCAGACCTTCTGTAATGTGCAGGTGGGGTCAATGGCCCCTACGGCCACGGTAACACCTGCAATCAAGGCGTGAAGGCCGGTCATCGCACAGGTAATGCCGTGAACTTTGCATGGCAGGCACGGCACCAACGTTGACTGCACAGCCATCCATCGGGCTCCTTGAACCCGCACGACGTGCAATGTGTCGCGTTGAAAAAACCGACACGCAACCATTCGTCGGGATCACGTTCAGCGTCTGTCGTCATTGGGGATAAAAAAGTGTACGCAGTCGGAGAGGTGACCTGATAATTTTAATGGCGACCCCCTTGGTGGAATGCTTTTACAGATCCGTAAGCATTCTTTTTGGTTTAACACATTACCGTCTGAGACTTGTTAAGACTTGTTAGCATTTGGCTGCACGTGTGGTGGTGACTGTGTGTGATAACTACCGATTAGATTGATTATGTTACATATTTCCGACTGAAATGTTGATTTATAGATACGTTTTCGCATAGTCTACTTGTTAAGAAAGCATCTCAAAACACATTCAGGAATGAAACGTCTATAAATCAATCTGTTTTCTACTCTTTTTCGTACTTATCAGTCCTTATCTTCAATGAACCATCGAGAATTATCTTCCTTCTCACCCATTCCTCACATCTACGACAACGCTGGATTATGAAGTAGTCTTTGCCTATCTGCCAGCGTTTTATCGTTGACCAACGATGCAAGCACGTCACCATCTAAACATAAAAACCCTTACCCTTGTTCTGGATAGTCTGTTTTCAGCGGTAGGCAAAGACTCAAACAAATGTGAATTACGCTAGACCTTTGGGCTAATAGCGTGATCTTCTTTGTTCTCGCTCCGTACAGATGACACGAAATCGGACAAACTAAACGGTGCAACATGTCGGACATATCCCCAACCATCTGGAATGATGGCAGGTCTATCATCAGCGCTATTTAAACTCTTAATACGTTCAATACTATTGACTAAATTCTGCTTTTGTTTTTCCAAGTCCTGTATTTCCTCTTCGAGAACTTGTGCCATTTCTCTATTTCTATTTGTAAGTGTATCCTGGGTATGAGGACATGGCCCGTACCGTTTAGCCCAGTTGCAATTCATACAAAGTATTTGAACTATTCCGGAAATATCTTCTTTTGTGGTAGCTATCCACTTATAAAACCCAGCATGGCCACCTTTTATTTGTTTACGGTGTTTGATTCCATCGCCAGACATATGATCAATTGTTAAAAAAGGCCCTCTAAATTCTTCGCAACACCTACAAATAGGGCCACCTAATTTTTTAAATGCTTTCTTTTTCCAATAGAAATTTCGAGATTGATTTGCCGGACGCGGGAGATATCGACCACGCATAAAATGAGTATATTTCGCTATTCCGTGTTTGTCAAGCTCCCCCCTATCTAACCCCACATTTCGCGAGATCGTTCAAATAAACCCCCAAGTACTGGGGTCAGGCGCGATTCTGGAAACGGCGGTCAACCTTGCGAAACACACTTTTATGGCATTGCCGAGCCCGTCCCATCCAAGTCCCAGCGTATTCCGTGTAATAACCTGTCAGGAGATACCACAGACATCCCGGTAGCCTGTAGCAAGTTGCTGACGCGCTGACCCATTCTAACCGAGGCCATCGCCATTCAATTCGTATCATGAAAGTTTCAAAAACGCCCTAACTCCAGAGATTATCGAACGTTCTTCCTGCGAAACTTGTCGCACTTGGCCATTAACTCCGTCTCTCTCTTCCCGAAAGCATCACGCTCTTTTGTGAGCCTGCGCAAGAGGGCGTCGCGCTCGTCTCGGACTTTCATTAAATTCGGCTGTTCCTGATCCCACCCGTCACACTTCATTTTGAGGACTTTGTTCTCTTTCTCCGCCTGCGTGAGCTTCTTTGCGTAATCCTCACACTGAACACAGAACCCCGTTTTCCCATTGAGTCTGACAATCTCACCTTCGGCCTGCGCAAGCTTGGATTCGAGAGCCTGTATTTTACTTGCAACATCAATTAATCCCTGTCCTTGTTGACCTAATTCATCCATTTTCTTTCCTCCGCTTTCAGCGAGCTATTGAATGGCAGTGGGTCTGCGTGATCGCACCCGTCATTCCCAGCCAACTGCCAAATCATTGGTTCTTTGCCATACACCAACCTAGAACAAACATAAAAAAGCAAACCCATAAGGGAATTGGCGTGTTCATTGTTTCTTCGAGGAGCGCTTCACTCTTCTCAAAACATGTTCTCTGTTTTTTATGTAATTTCTTTTAGCCTTTAATCGGTCGCATGACCTACAAACTCTTGAGCCATCTTTTCTGATCCTTTCGGTATCTTCGACTTAGACCGTTCCCAGATAAA